CGCATCGAGATTGACGCGGCAACGGGCATCGCCGAGCGTAGCGTCGCAGGTCGCCTGGAACATGCGGCCGACGGTCTGACCCAGCACATGCGCCTGGCTGCGCATCTCGGCAACAAAAGCGAGCCGGCCGCGCCGGATCTGACCGATGGCGCCGCGGCGCATCAGCACGCGCTGCGCGGTGTCGGCCCAGTTGACCCGCCAGAGCTCGACCTCGGCATTGTCCCAGCGTCCATCGAGAATGTCGGTCTCGGTGATGCGATCGGAGGTCAGCACGCCTTGCGCATCCTGCGCATCAACCGACAGGTCCGAGCCTGAACGGACCTCCGATGCCGTCAGCCCGCTTTCCGGCTCGAATTCGGTACCAATGAGGTCAAGCGTGCGATCATGATCGGTGAAGCCGAACACGGCGCCGTCGGCACGGGTGATCCGCCAGCACCAGCAAAGCGTCGTCGTGCCCGCGTCGAGATGGGCCTGCAGAGCTGGGGAGAGGGATTTCATGGTCGATCACCGGCCATCATGACCGCTCCGCCCATTTGGCGAGCGCGTCCTTGACCGTGTGGCCGCCCATATAGAGGCCCATGAACCAGGCGGTCAGCGTCATCATGGTGGAAAGGTCGACACCGCCCGCGATGCTGGAGCCAAGGATGGCGTCGGCCACCGGCACCAGCACCAGACGGAACAGGAACAGAAAGCCGAGGAACCACATCCACGCTGGCCGCCAGCCCCAGGTCCACCAGGGTCGCCCCTTGCTCATCTCGGCCAGCATCAGCCTGTTGGCTTCGCGCTGCTGTCCGACCCATGCCGCGACGAGCTGCGGCGCGTCGACCTCGGCAGCGGCAACGGCCGCTTCCAGATCCTTTGCAGGAAGTGCAGGAAGACTATCCGGCGTCACACCGGCCTTGCCGGCAATGGCGTCGATGACCATGCCGCCAATCTCGCCGGCTGCGCCGCCGACATGCTTCTCCAGCAGGCTCTTGACGATCGGCGCGCCGACCCTTGCCGCAACATCGATCAGGATCGAGGCGAGAATGGCGCTCATGACATGATCCTTTCTGCCTCGACGGCATAAGCGGCGGCGCGTTGGCGATGGATGATGGCGCGAACGATCAGCACAGTCGCCACCAACGCTCCGGCCGCCAGCAGTCCGCCCAGCACCCAGCCGGCGATCTGGTCGACATGATCCGGGTTGAAGAGCGCGTCACTGCCGCCGGCCGTGGTCGCGGTACCGGCCGCGCTGGCGCCTGCGGTTTGCTTGTTCGAGGTAGCGGTCGCGGTTGTCGCCTCCTTCGCCAACTGCTCACGGGCTTGAATCGGGCCCATCGATTGTGCCAAAGCCCAGGCAACGCCCTTAGCCTCGATGCCGGCGACACGACGCGACCAGCCGTTGCCAAATGTATTCCAGATCGCAAGCGAGCGCATGAATCCGAGACGTTTGGCGCAGACGCGTTTGACCGTGTCATGGTCAGGGCCGCCGATCGCGGCCATCAGCCATTGCCTGGCGCGCCCAGGACCGGAGTTCACACCGGCATCGAAGGTGGCAAGATCGACACCGGCGGCGAGCCGATCACCGCCGACCTTGTCCCAATAGTCGGAGCGGTAGATCTTTTCGACAGTCTCGTTCGAGATGTTGCGCAGCTCGGTCTTGGTTGCACCCGGTTTGAAGCGGCGATAGGTGGCGAGCGTGATGCCCTTCATGGTGGCGCCGCCGGGATCGGAGGGATGATCCCACCAGCCGCCCTCATAGCCCAGCGTCACCGCCAGGCAGTTCTGGAAATTCTCGAGCATGGGTTACCTCAGCAGGTAAACGATCAGGATGAGGAGGGCGACGATGACGCCGACGCGCATGCGATGGGCGAACGCCTCGCGCGGATCGGGGCTGTCGCAACGAAGCAGGCTCGCAAGGCGCAGAAGCTCACGCATCGTGATCGCCTCCCTTGTTGCGAAGGCGCGCCAGCGTCACCTCGATGAAGGCAGGTCCGAAGACGCCGACGAGATAGGCGGCGGACCCTGCCGCACCTCCGGCCGGAATCGCTTCCGACGGCAGGCCGAGCCACCGCGTGACCAGCGCCATCGACAGGCTGCCCATGCCGGCGGCGATGATGCCGCCAAGCAGGATGTGGCGCAGCGCGTCGCGCAGATGCATCTTGGTGGTCAGCGCGTTGGTGGCGCCACCGAGTGCGCCCCAGACGGCGAGGATCACCGCCGTCGATGCCGCAAGGTCGCGCAGCACCGCGGTGATGAAGCCGGGTTCATCATTCATCGTCGGATCTCCACGAGGGGAATGGAGGTGATCGAGCCGAGCCGCTCGAGATCGAGCGTGACGTCGAGCGTGTCGGTGTCGAAGCGAACCGGCACGTCGAACGCGAAGCCGGCGGTGATAGCGACGCCGGAAGCAGGTGCGGATACGAAGGTGACGAGACCGGTGGCCGCATCGACCGACCAGCCGGAGGACGTTGGCGTGCCGTTCAGCGCGATCGCTACGCTGCCGGCAACAGGCTTGGTAATGATGCGTACCCATGCCTGCGCGCCGGAGGCGTAGCGCTTCACCAGCTGGAATGTTTTGGTGCTGGCGTCACCAGTGCCGATCGCCTGATCAGTGGCGGCGGGGATCTGCGACGGCAGGCAGGACTTGTAATCGGCCCAATCCTTGAAGCGAAAGCCATGCAGTCGGCCGTTGCGCGCCTCGAAGAAGGCGACCACTGCGGCCAGATCGTCGGCGCGACGGATACCGTAGGCGACATCATAACGGCGGCGAGAGCTGGCCCAGCTGGCGTTGCGCTCCTCGTCGCCCGAGGCTAGCTCCACGACTTGCGTGCGACGCTGCGGTCCGCCGCGCGCGCCACGCGAAATGTCGTCCGGAAACCGGACCTCGTGGAACGCCATGTTAGGGTCTCAGAGCCCGCGCCGGCCGAGCGACACGGCGCGGGCGATATCGGCGGCGACCTGTGTGCGCGATTGCCGAAAACTTTCCGCGTCGCGCGCCATGATGGTGACGTTGACGCTCGGCGCGGATGCGCCGCGTGCCGAGGCTGCCGCCTCGCGCTTCGACAGCACCCGTTCGCCGCGCTGCAGGATGGCCGGCACTTCGTCTGGCCGCAGGCCTGCCCAGCCGCCGGCATGCAGGCGCGGCGCACCGGCAAAAGCCATGGCCGGCACTATGCGGCTTGGACCGGATGCGCCAACGATGCCGCCGGCATGATAGATCGGCGAGCCAAACAGTCCCGCGGCTGCCGTAGCCGGGCTCGGCACGCCAAAGAGGCTGCTGCCGAGACTGCCCAAGGCGCCAGACAATGCGTTAGCGATGGGGCCGAGAATGAAGCGGCGCGCCGCGAGCTTGGCCAGATCGGCCATCAGCGAGGTGACGAGATCACCGAACTTCAGCTTGCCGGTCTTGACGAACTCGCCGACGGCATCCTCCGCGCTCTTGAACGCGCCGACCAGCGCCTTGCCGACATCGGCGCCGATCTCGCGGGCCTTTTCGGCATAATCGCCCAGGCTCTTGACCACCGCCGCCCAGCCGGTGACGGCTTCTTCCGCACTTTTCTTGTGCGCCTTGCCGGCCTTTTTGGCTGCGTCCGCCGACGCATCGAGCGCCGTGGTGACACGGCCCGCCGCATTGGCGGCCTCATCGAGCGCGGCGGCACTGTCCGCCTTGCGCACCGCATCGCCCAGCGCCTGCGCAGCGGGACCGACAGCATCGAAGGCATGTGCGCGCGTGTCCATCGCACGCTCACGATGGCGCTCCGCCATCACACCGGCATTGCTGGCGGCGTGATCGAGCGTCGAGGAATAGGACTTTGCCCCGAACCAGTCGATCCGCGTCTCAGCGCCGAGCGTCTCGGCGACCTTGTTGAAGGTCGGGCCGATGCTACCGAGAAAGTCGGCCCATTTGTTGGACAGGAACGCCATCAGCTTGAGCCAGAGCTGCTCGACGCTGGCCGTGATCGCGCGGAAATCATCGACAAACGAGCTTGCCGTGACCTTGATGCCATCCCAGACCGCGCTCGCCAGATTGCCCATCAGCTCGAGCGCGTGACCGAAGCCGCCGGCGCCTTTCACCAACTGCCCGAACCAGTAGATGAGCTCGCCGGCGCCGACGATCAGCGCGCCGATGCCGGTGCGGATGATGGCGCCGCGCAGCAACGCCAGCGCACCCGACAGGCTGAAGGTGGCAATCCGCGCCGCAACGAAGGCCGCGACCCAGCGCCCGGCGATGAAGCCGGCGAAAGCGATGCCGATGGCGGCAAGGTGCTCGAGATTGTCGGCGAGCAGAATGATCGCGGCTGCGACGGCGGCGGACGTTCCCGCCATCTTGTCCCAGCGGCCCACCAGCTGCAGCGCCGCATTCCCCAAAAGCGTAAAAGCATCGCCAATGGTGGCCGGCATCGCGTCGGCTTCCTTGCGCAGACGCTCGAGATTGCCGAGCAGTGCACGCCGGATCACATCGCCGGTGATGTCGCCTTCCGCGCCGAGGGCACGCAGCTGATTGACGTTGACCTTGAGCTCCGCCGCCAGCAGCTCGGCGATCCGGCCGCCGCTGGCGATCACGGTGTTGAGATTCTCACCAGACAGCTTGCCGAGCGCCATGGCCTTGGACAGTGCGTTCTGCACGGAAGTCGCGCGGTCCGCCTTGGCGCCCGACACCACCATGGCATTGTTCAACGCCTCGGTGAAATCCAGGCTCTCCCTGGTAGAGAGACCAAGCTCCCGCAGCGCCGTGGCGTTGGCGAGCCAGGATTCCGTGGTCTGCGTAATGCTCGAATAGGTCCGCCGTGCCATGTTGGCGAGCCGCTCCATCACCGCGGCACCGCGTTCCTGTGATCCGGTGGCGAGATCGACCCGCGAACGCAGGTCGGTCCATGTATTGGCGTAGGTGACGAGTTGCTGGACGCTGATCGCAGCGCCAAGCACGCCCATCACCCGGCGCACCACCTTGCCGGTGATGTCAGCCTGCTTCTCGATGCGCTTGAAGCTCTTCTCGCCAACCTCGCCAACGCCCTCGAACTCGGAGCGGACCAGCCGGCCGCCCTCGGCAACGAGCCGGACGGAGACGCGTTTTTCGGCCATAATGAGGTGAATCCCGTCAGGTCAGCCGCGCTCGGCCGCCATCTGTTCGTTGAGCTTGCGCACCATCACTGCCTCGATTGCGGACAGGCATTCGGCAGCGATGAGTGGATCAAGACCAAGGGCTCGCGCCATAGCGAGAGCAGCACCCATGTCCCAGCCGATGACAACGCTGGCGCCCATGCCGCCCACGACGCGCAATTGTCCGGTCAGGCGCAGCACGAGGTCCCAGACCTGCCAACCTTCCGGTGTTTCCGGAGAGTTCAGCCGCGCCGGGCAATCTTCGCACGGGCTTTTGCAGGCTGCGCAGTAGGCCTCGCCCCCGCCGAAGTGCCATTCGGCAAGGGCGATGAGGCGTTTTTTTCCGCATCCAGCATCAGATACGGCGCGAGACAGCGGGTCTGGAACGCCTCGAACACCGGCCAGATGTCGAGGAGCGCATCGATACCTTCCGGCGTGACCGACATCGGCATGCCACTCTGATCGCCGACGCCTTCCCAATCGGCCACTACGCGGCGTGCGACCGCCTTAGCCATGACCACCGCCATCTGCTCCTGGCTGGCGTCCTTGGGCAAAGATTCGACGGTGGGATCGTTGCGGGCCGCGACCATGGTGGCGGTGGTCACCGGCAGAACAAGGAGGCGCAGGCCAGATCCAAGGTCGAGCCATTTCGGCTCAGTGGAAAGGTCGAGACGGATCATGGTCAGTAGTCCTCCACGTCATTGATGAGCACGGCGGTGCACATGCGTCCGAGCGTGGCGTCGCGCGCCGCCTGCCAATCGAACGATGCCTGCACGCCCTGCGGCCCGGAAATTTCCAGGCGGGGCCGCGGCAGATAGACCGCGTGCGCCGTGAAGGTCAGGCTTTCGCCAGAGATGAGTGTGTATGAAAACTCCAGCTCGCAAGGAGCGCCGTTGATCGCCTGTGTCACCAATGTCGAGTCGGCAAAGCGGACCTCGGTACGGCCGGTGAGCGCCGCAATCGACGGATCGGCGCCATCGATCATGCCGTCGGCACGGATAGTCTCGATGCGGTCGAGATTGTTGGCATAGGTGATCTCGGTCGAGATCACGTTGCCCAAAGCGGTGCCGTTGCGCTTGATCGCGCCGTTGAAGTGCCCGAAGCGGATGAGATCCAGCTCCGCGGGCGTGCCGGCCTGCGATGTGGTGTTGACCGTCTCGCCCTGTGCCACCAGCCGCGCCGTTGCGGTCAGCAAGCCAGAGCGCTGCATTTGCCAGGTCAGTTGATCGAGCACTGCGCCGGAATAGAGTGCGTATCGCGGCACCTCAGGCATTCCGGTCTCGATTGCCATCGACGGCAGGGTCCAGGATCCGGATTGGAAAGTGTGGGTGAAGGGCCCCGGTGCCGTCCCCGTCGTCGTCGGCGCACCAAACGCCGCCTTCAGCCAGAAGCCGAAGGCTTGCGCATCGATCGGCACCACGACGTCGCCATCGGCGGTCACCGCATCCTTGACCGGCGCCAGCGGATCGCGGCCATAGCCCAAGAGCTCGGAATTGAGCAGCGGCTGTTCCGCTCCGAGCGTCGTGCTGGCGAATGGCATGCGGCTGAAACCGCTCGCCGGCGGGGTGCCATAAATCGTCTCGAACGCGAGCGCCATTCGCGCCCGCGCCCCTTGGGCTCGTGCCATGGTGTTTCTCCTCGGATTGTCGGGATCAACCGAGCGGGTCGGCCGTCGAATAGTGCAGCACCACCGGGATCATGGCGGCTTTCAGGGCGGCCGCGCCCTCGATGGGCAGATCGACCGGCTGCGGCGCTTCCGCCTCGATCCAGTCGCACAGTCCCCCGAGCGTGCGGTCGCCGGCAATCGCCGCACCAATGCTGGCGCACAGCGCATCAAACGCCGCATCGCGGCCCGCGCCCTGCACGACGGCCTCGATCTCGGCCCGGTGCTGATAATGGTAGATGAGTGGCGACAGCGTCGTCTCCGGCTCACCCGGATCGCCATCACGCAAAATCAATAGCCCTGCCGCAGGTACACGCTCGGGCAGCACCTCGCCGCGCAGCACGGTGGCTGGCAACATTGAAAGCTGCGCGTGTAGCGCGGCGAGGATGGTTTCGCGGGTGGTGGGCATGATGGTCCCGGTTCGCCGGGACCAGCCCGGCGTCAGTGATCCCTGTCGGGTTTCTGCTCCGAAAGAGCGGCCAGCCGTCGCGGCAGATCCGAGCGGCCGTGCAGGAAATCGACGATGATCACCTGATCGGCGTCCTCGACGAAAACGACGAAATGCTGACCCGCTCGCGTGAAACGCAGATCCTCGGGCAGGTCCGGATCGATGAGGCGGCGGCAGTCCTGCGACATAGCCGTGCCCGCCGCAATCGCCGCGCAACGTGCGATCAGGTCTTCCTCGTAGGCGGCAGCCTGTCGCGGACCGAAGGTCTCATGCGTCCAGCGAGCGATTTCGACGAGCGATGTTTCCGCCTGTCGCGTCAGGCGCCAGGGTTTCGGCATCAGGACGATTAGCGCGCGGAAGCGAAGGCACGCCGGATCGCATCCTCACCGCTCCCCTCGGCCAGATCACCACGCCGGGCCTGGTCCAGCCCGTCACGCAACCTTGCCTGCAATTCGCTGAACTCCGCCTCCTCCCTTTCGAGAAGACGCAACCCCGCCCGCAGGGCTTCGGAGGCATTCTGGTAGCGCCCCGATGCGACCAGCCGGTCGACAAGGTCGGATTGGGTTTCCGTCAGAACGACGTTTCGGGTGGCCATGCGTATCTCCATCAAGGATATTGGCAATATATGCCAATGCCCTATGAATGTCGACCGCTGGCCAAATGCAGGTTTGTGGGGGCCAGGCGCCCGGATTCATATTGGCGTGGCACCGTGGAAAGGATGATGGTCATGGTACGCAGCCTTCAGGACAAGCTCGCCAGGCTCGACCCGGCCCGCCGCGCGCGGATCGAGGCCGAGGCTAATCGCCTGCACACCGAATGCCGGGCGCCGATTCTTGATAGCACGATTACCTGTCCGCATTGCGGGCATTCGCAAAACGAGACCATGCCGACGGATGCCTGCCAGTGGTTTTACGAGTGCAAGGGCTGCGGCACGCTCCTCAAACCAAAACCGGGTGATTGCTGCGTTTTCTGCTCCTACGGCACGGTACCCTGTCCGCCGATCCAGGCCCATAAAGGATGCTGCAGTTGATAGCCTGACTGGATCGAGCCGCTCAGGAACGCGTTTCCGTCCAATTCGCCACGATCATCCCCGGCAGGGCATTCTCAACCGCACGCGCATCGCGCGCCAGATCGAGGCGTTTCGGCAGCTTCACCTGCGGCACCAGCAAGAAGATCACGGCGGTGGCGCGACCTTGCAGCCGGCTCGAGAC